ACAAATGCAGGCTGCTCAGTCATTCAGGGGTGCTTTTGCTCAGGCGAGAGGCCAAGGCAAGAAGGTATTTGAGTGGCAAGGCAGAAAGTACACGACAGATTTAGCGTAAGGAGTAGGAAATGGCTGATGCAGTAACGAGTCAAACAATTCAGGATGGCGCTCGTCATGTAATTATGAGCTTCACTAATGTCAGCGATGGCACTGGTGAGTCTGCGGTTAAGAAAGTCGATGTTTCTGCCTTGGGGTCAGATCCGGTTACTGGTACTGCGTGTAGCGGTGTAGCTATTCAGTCGATTTGGTTTTCCACAATGGGTATGAGTGTCAAACTGTTATGGGATGCTGATACTGATGTGCTGGCCTTTCATTTGCCTGCGGATTATGCCGATTCTTTGGATATGAGCGAGTTTACCGGCTTAAAGAACAATGCAGGAACTGGGGTTACGGGAGACATTATGTTGACAACCGTAGGTCATAGTTCAGGAGATGCTTATACGGTTATTCTAAAAATGACCAAGAATTATTAGTAGGAGCTAGATATGGCTAAGCTAGAAGTCTTTCAAAACGGTACGTCTATGCACCCGGATACCATGGGTGATCCTGTGTATCAGATTGGGTCTAAAAATCCTGACGGTGGATATGATGTCGTTGTATTTGATGCAATGACGGAAAAAGAAGCCAAGGATAAGCTAAAAGAGTTGCGTCCTGTTAAGGCGGTTCCCAATCCAGAGCCTGTTGCTAAAAAAGCACCCGCAAAAAAGAAGGTTGTAGAGAAGGTAAAGGCTGTTAAAAAGAAAAAAGCAGCTAAGGTAGCAAAAAAGGTCGCTAAGAAAGTTTCCAATAAAAAGCCGTCTAAAAAGAAAAAAAAGAAGAAAAGATAAATGGCAACGNGCGGAACATATAGCTTCAACCTTGATTTAAGTGATGTTCTTGAGGAAGCCTATGAAAGAGCAGGGTTAGAGTTACGCAGCGGGTATGACTACCGAACAGCAAGGCGTAGCTTGGATCTTATGTTCCTTGAGTGGCAAAACCGTGGTCTTAATCTATGGACTGTTCAGGAAGGAAGCCAGACACTTACAGCAGGAACGGGCCGTTATGCTTTAGCAGGTGACCAGCTAGATGTTATTGAGGCTTCGTTAAGAACCGATGATGGCGATAGCGACAAGCAAACCGACCTGACAATGACTCGAATTTCTATTAGCCAGTATTCTCATTTGTCGAACAAGCTTACCCAAGGTCGTCCAGTTCAGTATTGGATCGAAAAAGACCCCGGCGCAATCGCTTTGAATGTCTGGCCTGTGCCTGACTCTGCTCAAACCTACAAAATTAACTACTACTACATACAAAGAATAGAAGACACGGGAAGTCCCGCTTCTAATAATGTGGACATTCCAGCAAGGTTTTTGCCTTGCATGGCTGCTGGTTTGGCTTATCACATTAGCGTAAAGAGACCTGAGGCATCAGACCGTGCGCCTTTGCTTAAACAGGTTTATGACGAACAATGGGATTTAGCAGCAGATGCTGACAGAGACAAGTCTTCCTTTTTTGTTTCGCCGGGAGGTTATTCTCAGCTATGAGCGGTAGCTATACATCAGGCAAACATGCTTTTGGATTCTGTGATCGAACAGGATTTCGTTATCCCCTCAGGGATTTAGTGCCTCAGATCGAGAACCAAAGGCCGAACGGATTGCTTGTTGGTCGTGATGTGGTGGACGAAGACCAGCCTCAATTGCAGCTAGGAAGGGTCAGAACGGCTGATCCTCAGGCATTAAAAGATCCTCGCCCTGATACGGGAGAAGCAGAAAGCAGAAAGCTCTATGCGTGGAACCCAGTGGTAGGAGGGAACACAGCCCTTGGAGGAAGGACGGTTGGCTTAGATATTACGGCGGTGGTTGGTAAGGTTACAGTGAGTACAGACTGATGGCTTGGACATACACAACGCTTAAAAGCGCAATCAAGGATTACCTTCAAAACTCTGAAACGACTTTTGAAAATAATCTTGCAACGATTATTACTCAGTCTGAGAACAGAATCCTTAAATCAATTCAGTTGCCTGATTTCAGAAAGAACACCACAGGCACGATGACCAGTGGTAACTCTTATCTGACTACACCTACTGATTTTATGGCCCCTTACTCTTTGGCACTTGATAACAGCGGTTACGAGTATTTGATTTTCAAGGACGTTAATTTTATCCGAGAGGCTTATCCGGTCTCTACAACAACCGCCACTCCAAAGTATTATGGTTTGTTTGATGACTCTAGTTTTATTCTAGGCCCAACTCCTAACAGCAGTTATTCGGTAGAGCTTCATTATTTTTACAAGCCAACCTCGATTACGACATCTGCTGACGGGACAAGCTGGCTTGGTACTAATGCTGACACAGTTTTGTTTTATGGCTGTTTAGTAGAGGGTTATACTTTCATGAAAGGTGAGCCTGATCTATTAGCGATTTATCAAAAGCAATATGAGGACGCTTTGGTTAGACTAAAGTCACTAGGAGAGGGCTACAGTACGACTGATAATTATCGTAGTGGTGCAATAAGGAACCAGAGAATTTAATGCTTGAATTAAATGCAACAGTAAAGCCGGGAATTTGCGAGGTTCATACAACGGAATACCGAGGGTTTACGCCGGAAGAAATTGCTGAACGAGCAGTGCCTAAAGTTGTTTCTGTTTCAGAAGGCGCAGACCCAGAGGTCAGGGAGCAGGCAGAAGCATTTAAGAACAGGCTTTTTCATGTGATTGTAAAGGCTTGCAATGATGCAATACAGAGCGACAGGACAACTCTTACTAATCTTTTGACACAACAGGGCCATGAGGACATGGCAGATATTTTAAGGAGGCTATGATGGCCCATACACAAGCAGTAGCAACGAGTTTTAAGAGTGAATTACTTCAGGGTATTCATAATTTTCATAACGGATCGGGTGGCGGAACAAGCACTACTACAGGAACGGGGAATACGTTTAAGATCGCCCTGTATACGAGTAGCAGCACGATGTCTGCATCGACTACTGCCTACTCAACCACAAATGAGGTTTCGGGAACGAACTACACTGCGGGAGGAAATACATTAACTAATGTCGATCCTTCAACTTCTGGAACAACCGCTTTGACAGACTTTTCAGACAGCACATGGAGTTCAGCCACGATAACTGCAAACGGGGCATTGATTTACAACTCAAGCACCACGGCGGGTTCAGCAAACAGAGCGGTGGTTGTTCTCGCTTTTGGCGGGGATAAGACTTCAACAGCAGGCGATTTCACGATTGAGTTTCCAGCAGCAGATGCTTCAAACGCAATCATAAGAATTGCATAACAGGTTAATGGAATGGCAGATGCAAAAGTTGCATGGCAAGGATGGAACTCCAGCAATATTGCATGGGGCGAAAGTACTTGGGGTGATGCAGAAGAGGCATTGCCGGGATCAACAGCGTCTGTTGGTTCCGTCACTGTCGATGCTGCCGCCAGTGTATCGGCCACAGGTAANTCAGCCACAGTTTCAACCTCGTCTGTCACGGTTGCAGCAGCAGCTTCGGTTAGTGCAAGCGGAAATTCAGCGACGGCTTCTGTCGGGTCGGTTACAGCCACAGGCATCGCCAACGTATCGGTTACTGGGCCAGCAGCTACAGCCGCCGTTGGGACGGTTGTTGCAACGGGTAATGCGTGTGTTTGCCCGGTTACAGGGAACTCAGCCACCGTATCGACTTCGAGCGTCACTGCAACGGCAGGAGCAGGGGTTAGCGCAAGTGGCAATGCGGCTACTGCGAGTGTCGGATCGGTTTCTTTTGAAGGAAAGGCTGTTGTATCGGCTTCAGGAAATGTTGCTACCGCGTCTACAAATGACGTTACGGTGTCTGCTAAGGCGGGGGTTGATGTCACTGGCAATGAAGTTGAAGCCCTTACGTCAAATGTTTTGGTTTGGAGTCTCGTTGACACAAGTCAAACACCAAGCTGGTCTACAGTTTCAAGTTCACAAACACCTAACTGGAGCGCGGTGGATGCCGACCAGACTCCTGATTGGAAAGAGGTAGCTTAAATGGCAACTTATGTAAATGATCTCAGGCTGAAAGAAATCGCTACTGGCGATGAATCAGGGACATGGGGTACAAGCACAAATACAAATTTAGAGTTAATAGGCGAAGCACTGGGTTACGGCACTGAGGCCATAACCACAAATGCGGATACCCATACATCCACAATTGCTGATGGAGCGACAGACCCTGTTCGTGCTATGTATGTTAAGTATACCGGCACTTTAGATTCTGCTTGCACAATCACGATTGCTCCAAATACAGTTAATCGATTGCAACTTATTGAGAACGGAACAAGCGGCTCTCAAAACATCATTATTTCTCAAGGCTCTGGCGCTAATATCACGATACCTGCGGGTGATGTGAAGGCCGTTTATTTAGATGGCGCAGGAAGCGGAGCAGCAGTCGTTGATGCTTTTGCAAGTCTTTCTACAGTAGACCTAAAAGTGCAAGACGATTTAACTGTTACAGGTGATATAGACGTAGACGGCACTACTAACCTTGATGCCGTAGACGTTGACGGCGCTGTAAACTTTGCAGCCGACGTAACATACGCAGATGGTGCAGACATCATCACCGCTTCAGCAGGAACCTCAAACTTCAGAGCAGGTGTCAACGCTGGTAACTCCATAGTCTCTGGTGGCAACTATAACGTAGCTGTCGGTGATGAAGCAGGTACGGCGATTACTACTGGAGATCAAAATACATTTGTTGGTTACGCTTCTGGCGATGCCACTACAACGGCAAATAACAACACAGGAGTTGGCTATGGTTCTTTAGGCGCGAACACCACAGGCGCTCAAAATACTTCAATAGGTAAAGATTCTTTAACTACTAATACCACAGGCGCTGACAACACAGCATTAGGTTATGAGGCTTTAAGGGCTAACACGACAGCCTCTTACAACGTTGGTATTGGTCGTGACGCTTTACTAGCAAACACCACTGGCGGCAACAATGTTTCAGTCGGTCACGCTTCTTTGGATGCCAACACAACAGCTTCTAACAACGTCGCTATAGGTAAGGACGCCTTGACCGCGAACACGACCGGAGGAAATAACACCGCAGTCGGCACTTACGCTTTGGACTCCAACACCACGGCAGCTAGCAATGTGGGCGTTGGGTACTTGGCATTAGGAGACAACACAACTGGCGCACAGAACGTGGCTGTTGGGACAAATGCTTTAGATGCCAACACAACTGGCGATAATAATACCGCTTTTGGACATGCCGCTTTAGGTTCTAACACAACCGCAGACGATAACACGGCGGTTGGTCGGGACGCTCTTACAGCCAATACCACAGGTGCAAATAATACTTCTGTAGGCAGAAGTGCTTTAACCGCAAACACCACGGGGACAACTAATACAGCCGTGGGGTTCCAAGCCTTACAAGCAAACACTACAGCAGCGGGTAATACTTCCGTAGGTAGCAGCTCTATGCAATCTACTACTACGGGGGCTTCTAATGTCGCTGTAGGGCTATATAGTCTTTATACCAACACCACTGGAGCAAGCAATACCGCTATCGGTAAAGATGCTTTGCTCGCCAACGAGACAGCCGATAACAATACGGCTGTTGGTACTGATGCTTTAACCGCAAACACCACAGGAGCATCAAACACAGCAGTCGGTCAAGGCTCTTTATCAGCAAACACCACAGGTGCTAATAACGTAGCAATGGGTCGTCTAGCTTTAACAGCAAATACCACATCGGGAAGCAACGTAGGAATAGGCGCTCTAGCCTTAACAGCAAATACCACAGGTTCTTCTAACGTGGGAATGGGTCACTCGGCTTTAGGAGCTAACACCACAGCTTCAAATAACACAGGGCTTGGTCACAATGCTCTTCTGTCGAATACTACAGGAGCATCGAACACGGCAGTTGGTCAAGGTTGTTTAGACGCTAACACTACAGGCGCTGCTAATACGGCTATCGGTTCTCGTTCGCTTACTTCCAACACCACAGCCGACTCTAATACAGCGGTGGGCAGGGATGCTTTATATGCAAACACTACAGGCGCTTCAAATGTTGCTGTTGGTGCTTTAGCTTTAGACGCTAACACAACAGCCTCTAACAACACCTCAGTAGGCTATGCCTCTTTAGGATCAAACACCACAGGAGCTAATAACACGGCTGTCGGTAAGGCTTCTTTAGATGCTAATACCACTGGCGGTAGCAATACAGCATTAGGTGCTGATGCTTTGAGTGCTGATACTCAAGGAAGTCGAAGCGTAGCTATTGGTACATCGGCTTTAGAAGTCCAAAACTTTACTACAGCTACTAATACCTACAATGTCGCAGTAGGCTTTAATGCAGGTGCAGCAATTACCGGAGGCGTTAATAACACAGCAGTTGGAGGTCTAGCACTAGACGCAACCACCACGGGGTCTAACAACACTTCTGTTGGCTCATACTCTTTAACCGCAAACACAACTGGCGATGCTAACACGGCGGTTGGTAACGACTGTTTAGACAGCAACACCACAGGGGTTAGGAACACTGCTATCGGTGTAGATGCTTTGCAAGCTAACGCGACATCCAATGATAAT